CGTTGATGCAGACGCACGAAAGGATGGATCTCTTCGGAGCGCAGGCCCTGGTGGAGATCTTCGAGAACATGTTCCTCGAAGACTTCCAGCAGGAATACGAGTGCGAGTGGGTTGACGAGGCCAGCGCGTGGATCGACTGGGGGCTGATCACCGCCAACCAGCGTGCCTTCCAGGATGCTGACATGGTGTACTGGAAAGCGGAGGGGGTCGAAGCGGCCCTGGCGCTGATCCCGGCGATGCAGCAGGCGATCCAGGATCGGCGCATTGAGCCGGTGCTGGCGGGCGGGATCGACGTGGGGCGCAAGCGCAATGCAACGGAGCTGGTCGCTATCGGAAAGAGCACCAGCGGGCAGTTCCCGACACGGCTGCTGGTCACGCTGGATCGGGTGCCTTTCGATGATCAGGAGCGGTGTTTTTACGAGCTGATCACCCACCTGCCGTTCACGCAGGTCCTGATCGACCAGAACGGGATCGGGATGCAGCTCTCGGAGAACCTGGAGCGGCGAACGCGTAAGACGGCGCCGGCAGAGTTTACCAATCCGAACAAGGAACTGTGGGCGGTGGAAGCGCGGCTGCAGGCAGAGCGGACGAACGTCCCGCTGCCCCCGGAGCGCGATCTGGCCTACCAGATCCACAGCATCAAGAAGAAGGTCACGGCGGCCAAGAACAACGTCTTCGATACCGAGAAAAACGAAAAGCACCACGCCGACAAGTTCTGGGCATGGGCGCTGGCCGTCTGGGCTGGAAATCCGCAAAATCACCCCACTGCCGCCGTAACCGTGCTTCACACCGCGAAGCTGTACGGATCGCGCGGGCGGGCGGACGATAAAGGGCAACGACGAAGCAGGCTTTATGGTAGCAGAGACTAGACCAGGACTGTTAGAACGAGCGCTCACGCCTGCTATTACAGGCGTCATGAGCCGATCTCCCTACATCCGCGAGATGATAGGTCGGACGGCGTTTGGCAAGGCGTCGCTGTTCAAGTCGCGCCTGGCGGTGACGACGGTAGACAGCACCCGGCCCGATTATGAGTTCTGGGACAAACTACGGCGTGGCAAGGCCAAGGGATATACCATCTCCGGGCTGTTTGCCCGGCGTATTGCCCACATTCTCGCTACCTGGACATTTGGCAGGGGCGTGACGGTGGCTCTCAAGGAGCCGGGCAACCCGGATGAGGCGAACGACCCGCGCACCTATACCGATGCCCAACTGGCGGAGTTCATCGAAGAGAATGCGGAGATTGTCATCGATGCGGATGAGGACGCGCACGCGCTGGGCGATGCGTATCTCATCGTCAATCCCGATGGCACTATCAGCGTGCCGTCGCCCGATACGGTGGAGATTGAGACCGATCCGGAAGATTACCGCACGGTTGTGCGCTATACGGTGACCGCCAAGCTGGAAAGCGGGATCACGGTCATTGACGAGTACCGTCTGGATGGGCGCACGATCACGACCAAGAAGGGCGGCGAGACCCTCCGCGTCGAAGAGTTTGCCAACCTGATCGGGCGCATCCCGGTGATCCACATAGCCAATGACAGGACGGCCAATGAAATCTACGGTCATTCGAGCGTTGACGCGCTGCGCCCGCTCCTGGACCAGTATGATGATGTGATCTACAAGATGCTCGACGGCGCGAAGCTGCTGGGAAACCCGATCCTGACGCTGGAGGGGCTGAAGGATGTTGGTTCGGTCATCAATCTGAATGATACCGCTGAGGATGAGGTCTACACGGACAAAGACGGCAACAGCGCCTCACGCAAGCAGCTCACCATTGATCAGAACGCCATCCTTCTGCTGGGCGAAGGGGGCAGCGCCAAATTCACAGCTCCGCCGACAGGCTTCACGGGTGACACCCGTACTACCCTGAAATCATTATTCCTGATGCTGCTCGACCATACCGGCATCCCTGAATTCATCTGGGGGAACGAACTCTCCGGCGCGCACGCGACTACTGACGTGCAGATGGAACAGTGGGGGCTGGATGTGGAAGGACGGCAGAAACGGGCAGGAAAGACCCTGCGCGCCCTGTGCGAGATATGGCTGCTGATGAAGCGGCTGACCGATCCGCGCCTGGTGTTCGATGCGCTCACAGTACAGTGGCCGTCGATTATCGCAGAAGACGAAGCGCTGCATCTCCAGCAAATACAGTTTGCGAAGCAGAATTCCCTGCTGACCGACAAGACGGCGCTGGAACTGCTCGACCTCGTGCCCGACCCGGCAAAGGAAGCCGAGTCCGCGCAGAAGGAGAGCCGGGCGCGGCAGGATGAATTCACCGCACGATTGAATGAGGAGATGGATCGGGAGATGCCCGCTAATGGGAACGGCAATCGCCAGCGTGTACCCGCAGGAGCGGCGGCCTGATGGCAGCCAGCTATCGCGCCCAGTTCCTGTCCCTGCTCCGGCAGAATGAGGCAGATATGACGCTGCTGTTCAGCCGTCTAAGCAGGGAGCTATCTGGAATCCTGGCTGCGGCGGTTGACGGCCCGGATCAGACGATCTCCCCTTTCCGCCATCAGGCCGTCCGAGAGAGAGCACAGGCAGCCGTAACCCGTACGTTTCTCGTACGGGGGAGCGCGGGCGACCTCAAGCCATTCGAGGTACGCGCCGGGACGGTGATCCCCACCAGCCCCTATATGCAGGTGTTGTGGCGCAACATTCAGGCGGGTACGCGATTAGCAGTGGAACGCCACCGGGATGAGATCGCCCGCCGTCTGCGCAAAGCGCCCCGCGTGCTGGCCCGGATGCAGCGAGCCACGGGCAACCCCTTCACAGAAGCGCAGAAGGTGAGCGAGCAGCTCGTTTGGCGCCCTCGCCCGTTTGCCACTTACGACCCCGCACATCTGTGGGTAGACCCGAATGGGTATCGCCTGAGCGACCGCATCTGGCGCACGACGGTAGACACGCGGCGGCGGATTGACCTGTTCATCGAGCAGGGCCTGCGGGATGGGCGCTCGGCTTTTGATATGGCGCGGGATATTGAAACTTTCCTCCAACCCGGACGGCAGCTTATCCGCACAGAGATTTATGGCAAAGATGCGAGTTTTGACGCCATGCGGCTGGCCCGGACAGAGATCACCCGCGCGCACGCCAGGGCCGACAGCATGGCAGCCAACAGCAACCCATTCACCGATACCTATGACGTGGTGCTGTCTTCGAGCCACCGGATCACCGACATCTGCGATCAGATGGCAGCGGGCGGGCCGTATCCGAAAACAGACACATCTCACCTGCCGCCATTTCACCCTCAGTGCATGGATAGCATCCGCTGGAACACGGTGAGCAATGCGAGCGAGATCATCGGGGAGCTGCAGGCGGAAGTGGACAAACAGCGGAGCTTATTGTTGGATTTAGTCGGGCCTATGGTAATGGATCGATTTGTACAGATGCTTTTAGGGCAGGCAGAGTTCATCTTCCCACCGGAGGCACTGCCGTTTCCATCATGAGCGCCGCAGCCTTCTTCCGTGCTTCCAATCTGGAGATCCTCGATTATCCCTTCGAGGCGGCGCTGGCTTCCGCCCTCATGTTGTGTGATGAGGCGTGTATCGTACTGAGGCCGTCCGAAGATCACAGCCGGGAGATCGTCTATGGCGCGCAGGCGCAGTACGGCGCCGGCCGGGTGAAGATACGCGAGGAAGCATGGACATTCGACCGGGGATGGCAGGAGAGAGTCTGGGATATTCAGCGCGAGATGACAACCGCCGACTGGCATCTGTTCATTGACGCCGATGAGGTCTTTCACGAGGATGACATCCCGGCGATCCGGGAACTTATGACCAGGCCCGACGTATGGCTGATGGATTTTCCGTTCCTCCATTTCTACGGGACGGCGGGATGGAAGATGGTCGGGTCGCCCGTCCAGCGTAATACGCGCCTGGGCCGCGCCGCCGTAGGCTATCGGATGCGCAACTGGTGCAGCGATAAACACCCGAATCATGCGGCCTGTGCGATGGTTATACGGCTGAATGGCACGGAGGAGAGCGCTCACAGCTATAACGGCGCGGGCATGGTTCACATGGACACGCCCGTCTATCACTACGGCTGGGCAAGGGACGCGCGGGCGCTGGCTGTCTCACAGGCCAAGCACAGAGCGTGGTACGCGGACGGCGGCGGGCTGGAAGATGGCAGAATACCGCAGGTCGATCCGTTTGATTTCAATATGCTGCACCGCCGAACGCATCGGGGGATTGTACGGTATGACGCAGCTCACCCTGCCGTCATGGGGAACTGGTTTCAGGAGCACGAGAAAGCATGGAGTCTGCTAAACAACTCCGCCAATCCGTTCCGGAGTGACGTGGCACAATTTCCGGAAGAACTGGCGCTGGCCCTGCGTGATTTATGCGCCGTGCGCACTTTTATCGAGACGGGAACCTATCGAGGGGACACGGCGCGTATGATGGCGGCAACCTTCGACAGGGTGCTCACCATCGAAGGGGTATTCGACCGCTATACCATCACGCGCGAGGAGGGCGGCCTGCCTGCGAATGTGGAGATGTTCTTTGGTAACTCAGGCGAGCGGCTGGGGGAACTATTGACGCAGGCCGGAGAGCCGTCGCTGGTGTTTCTGGATGCGCACTGGTGCGCGCGCGGTGTTCCTGCTGCCTCGGACGAATACAACCAGCAGACCGGATACTGTGCGCTGCGGCAGGAACTGGCCCACATTGACCCGAACGCAGGACATATCGTACTGATCGACGATGCACACTTTTTTGTTCATCCGCCCCACAACCGGGGGGATGTGGCGGCATGGCCGAGTATGGATGAGATTTGCGCCGCCCTGCCCGGCTATTACATGAGCCTTTATCATGGCGTGATCGTGGCCGTGCCGAACGTTCACCGGGAAAAGGTGCGAAGCTGGCTGATGCGCCAGCCCGAAAACATGGAAGCCTATCGACAGGTGCGCGTCCGATGAATGTGATGATCGCGATCGCCGTCCGCAACGAGGCGGATCTCCTGGATGACCTGCTGCGGCGCTTATCCGCCTATCGCGTGGTGCTGGTAGACGGCGCGAGTACGGACGGGACATGGGATATCGTGGGGGATTACCCCAACGTGCGCGGTCTGCGCTTCTCCGCAAACGTGGGCATCGCCGGTGCCTATCTGAAGGCTCTGGCAATGGCCTTTGCCCTGACCGAGAGTGATGAGGATGTGATTGTACAGATGGACGCCGGGGGAACACACGACCCGGATGACATCATGCGACTGGTAGCGGAAACGGCCTGTGCCGATCTGGTGATCGGCTCCCGTTTCCTGCCGGGGCAGTTCAGCCCGCAGGGATACCGGACGGCGATCAGCCTGACCGCCGCCTGGCTGATGCGCCAGCGGGGGATCGGTGTGTGCGATGCGACCAGCGGGTTCCGCGCCTGGAAAGCCGGGCTGGTAGGCGCATTGGATTTCAGAGACGTGCGGGCGCGGCATTTCGCTTTTCAGTTGGAACTTTTACAGCAGGCACACCGCCAGCGCGCCCGTATTGTAGAGGTTCCGATCACTTACAAACTGTCTACATCGAGTTTTCGATGGGGGATGGTCGCTGAGGCCGCGCGTGTCTATGCGGGGATGTGGTTGAAACGAAGGATAAATACTCATGCCTAATCTATTGACCCTGATTTTGTTCACCGTCCTCCTGATCGCTATCGCTGCGTTTGGAATCTCACTGGGGATCACGCTTGCCGCTCGCAAATATCATGAGGACTTACAGCGAGAATATCGGCGCGGGCGCAAGGACGGCGAAGCGGAAGCGCGCCGTGTTGCCGATCTCGGTAAGCGCACCCAGCCGGAATTTGGGCAGGGGTATGTGAGCAATTCCATGAAGAAGGCGGGGCTGTGATCACCTTCTTTACAGTAGTTCGCCCCTTTGTCGGTGAGTTCGATGCCATCCAGCGTGACGCGCTGTGGAGCTGGCGCGACGCCGTCCCGGAGGGTGAAATTCAGCTTTTCGGCAGGGTCGAAGGGGCAGTCGAGGCCGCCGTGGAAGTGCGGGCGCCATTGTACGAGCCACAGCGCAGTGAGGCGGGGACGCCCCTGCTGAACCACATCTTTAGCATCGCGGAGAAGCGGGCGCATCACGAATGGTTATGCAATATCAATGCTGACTGCGTCCTACCTGACGGGGAGCAGATTCGACAGCTAATTCGCATGACCGAGACTATCGAGCGGCCTTTGATCATCGGCCAGCGGACAGACTGGGATATGGCGAAAAACACGCGCACGCTGCACCCGCCGTCAGGAATGGACTATTTCCTGTATCGACGGGGCACGCTGGGGGATCTTCCCCCGTTCGCGGTGGGCTGCACCGCCTATGATAACTGGCTGGTGTGGGCGGCGATGGAGCGCTGGGGAATGACGGTGATTGACGCTACCGGCGCGCTGGATGTCTGGCATATCAATCACGAGTATCCCTATGACGGCGGCAAGGCGGGGATGTTGAACGGCAAAGAGCGAGAGCGCAATCATGCGCTGGCAAAGGCGACGGGCTGCCCGCGCTGGTATGGCGTGAATGACGCGCCAAACATCATTGAACACGGGAAGGTGGTACTGCGTGGGTAACTACTGGCTGATCGTAGGGGCGGGGCACTGCGGCACGGCATGGTTAGCCCATGTGCTGGATACCGCCGCCCCGAATTTGACATTTTATCACGAACTCAAGCGCGCCAAGGTTGGCATGAACTGGGTTCGCTGTACGCAATACGAAGAGCGGCATGGAGTGAACAAGCCGAAGTATGACGGCTATTGGCACAAAATTCGCAGCCAGATGGAACACGGCGACGTGGGCGATGCCAATGCCTGGCTGCCCCTGCGAGTGCCGGAGGTAAACGCCGCGATCCCGGTTTCCCGCGTCATCTATCTGGTGCGGCACGGGATCAGCCAGCTTCATTCGCTGGCGACGACCAGCCTGGTGTGGAGCGACCCCGACGACAATCGGTGGGCTTACGACACGCTGCTGGCCCACTATCACGAGATCGCCGGAGGCCCGGAGCCGGACTGGAAACGCTGGACGGACTGGGAGAAGCTGTGTTTCTTCTGGACAACCAATGTGTTTATGCCGGAATGGCTGCGCGGGCAGGGACTGAACGTAGAAGTTACGCGGTTTGAAGACCTGACCCAGAAACCCGCCCGACTGCTCTCGTTCCTGCCGGAAGGGTCGAACGAAGCGCAGGCGCTGGCTCTTCAGCATCAGGACATCAATCGCCATGTGGCGGGCAGCCGCAATCCAGCGGACTTATGGCCCCAGTGGACGGAAGAACAGCAGGAAGCGTTCCGCCGTATTTGCGGGGCAGCCATGCAAGCACTGAACTACGAGATACCGGAGTAAGGAGGGCAGGATGCCCACGAAGAAGAGAGCCGTCAAGGAAATCGGTGGATCGCTGGATGATTTCACCTCGCGCATACGGCGTGCCTTTGAAGCACAGATGAATACACCTGTTGTAAACGGCGTTGATCGATGGGTACAAGATGTATTTGAGAAATACGCCATTGTGAAAGAAGGAGAGCAGTTGTATCGCGTCGTCTTCACGCTAAAAGAGGATTCGGTGACATTCGCCTCACGGCAGGACTGGGAAAAGGTGCGCGTTGATTATATTCAGGAGTTCACCATCGGAGAGTTTCGCGGAGACTTCCCGGAGGTTGTTTTAGCTCCCGGCGTAGATTCTGGGGAGCTAACAAAAGGGGACGACGATCCTTTGTTCGTCACTCTGCCCGTTGCCCGTGTCGGCGCGACCAGTGACAACGGGCTGCTGTATGACGAGTCGCTGGTCAATGACCTTGTGCAGCAGATCAATGCAGATCGTCCCACCGGGATTATGGGCCATCTCAAGCCCGAAGAACTGGGAACCAAGTTTCCTAAGCCGGATGTCTACTGGGTAGGCGCTGCCCGCGACGGCAATACGGCATGGGCAAAAGGCTATATCCCGCC